ACGATGCTAAGGATGATGCTTCGAGAGAATCTGCAGATAAGATGATGGAGACAATAGATTCTTTGATGACATTAGGCAAGGAGGGGATAGACAAAGAGGTAGATAGAATCAATATAGAATCTCAAGCACTTTCAAGTAAATATAAACTTGATAGAAGTGAAATAGCTAAAAGAGATAAGCTACAGGACGAAATACTAAAGAATGTAACAAAAGACAACGACTACTACAACGTTTTAGCGATAGCAAAAGCTGAACTTTTAGCTACACAATCCCTAGTAAATGGACAATCCAAAAATAAGGAAGGTGAAGCCACTACCAAGGAACAGGCAAGCAAACTTGATAAAGAACTATCAGAATTACCTAAAGATCTTGAGCCTGAGGTTAAACAGCAAGAATCAAATTTAAAAAAATCAGAGTCTGTTGTAAATCCAAATTTAGGAGAAAAAGAAAATAAGGGGTTCTTTTCTAGAATTACTGGTAAAAAAGAAAAAGAATCGAAAGAAGAGAATAAAAAAACAACATTACTATCTAAAGTAGGTAAAGGAGCGGAATCAGCTCTGTTTTCCGTAGCTTCTAATGCCACCGAAAAATTGGGTGTTGCGAGTCCATTAGCTAAAAAAGGATTAAGTGCTCTTAAAAAATCTATAGACAATAAGGAAACATCAAATAAAGTAGAGCTAGTAAAATCTACGCCTTCCCTAGTTAGTGATGTTAAGAAGCTTTCAAATTCTTCTAAAAAAGAATCGTCAAAAGAAACGTCCGCACCAGCGGAAGCTAAATCTACTGATTCTGGTACCAAATCTCAATCTGTTACTAAAGATGTTTCCAAGCAGGATCAGACAAAAAAATCAGAGTCCAAGGCAGGTAGCACCTCTGAACTTGGAACTTCTAAGGACATTCAGGATATAAAAAATGCACTCTCCAGGATAGCTGCTATATTAGAAGGTCCTTTAACCGTTTCCCCTATGGAATCCCCATTTAGACCGGATTCCAGAAGAATCTAAAAAATATCAAAAAATATTTTTTTTACTCGTTTCTATTTCTTATGTTTGTAGAAATTATAAATTAATGGAGTTATCCAATCTATCAACATATGCGGGAAGAGAAGTAGTCTCAAAAGATTTCGATTTTTCGAATCCAGATTTTTTAAACATAAATAATTGGAGTGTTAAAAAAATAGGAAACGCTTTCGATATTTCTTGGGATCATTCCGATGTAATGGAAAATAGCCCTTTATATGGGGAAAATCTAAAGGCTATGAAGAATGATCTCATATACTTGCAGATGTCAAGTACTTGGGGTAAGAATTCGCATTGCAAAAGAATGCAAGTTGGGTGTTTGATGGTTAAGGATAAATCTATAATTTCAGATGGATATAATGGATCTCCGACAGGATTTCCTAACATATGTGAGGACGAGAATATGGTTACCCTGCCATACGTTCTCCATGCGGAAGCTAATGCAATAACAAAGCTAGCAAAAAGTACACAAAGTTCAGATGGCTCAACTTTGTATGTCACGCTATCTCCATGCTTCGAGTGTTCCAAGCTTATAATCCAATCGGGAATAAAAAGAGTAGTTTTTTCCGGAGTTTATAGAAAGCCAGAGTCTATACCATTTCTAATAGAAGCAGGAATAGAAGTATACAGAATTAACCAATTTGACCAAATTTAACCAATGCAAAAAGAAACAAACATCCAAAGATTAGCAGAAGACTTCATCCTAACAAAAACAGACAAATCATTCGGGGATTTATTTAACAGATTAAAACCAGGGGTTTCTAACCACTGTTTCCTTATTCTAAAAGATCCAGAATTAGCAGAGGATGCTTTTCTGAATACCATGTCAAAGATATGGCTTAAGATAGACCAATATGACATGGAGAGAGGAAATTTTTCAACTTGGTGCTATAATATCGCAAGGAACGAGTCGCTCCTTCTGATGAAATCCAGAAAAAGATTGGTTAACCACGAAGACCTTGATCTTGAATATCTATCTTCAAAGAATACGATAGGAGACTTAGGTGGATTCTATACCATAGAGGATGACCCGGCTTACGGGTTTTTTAGTGAGGAAAATACTATCGATTCAGTTTATGAATCTGTTCTCGATGAGATCCGTTCATTACCTGAGACTTACCGAGATATTATGATAGACAGAGAAATCAACGGAATGAAATATAAAGATATTGCTGAGAAATACGGAATTAAGAAAAGATCTATTGCAACGAGAATCAGAAGGGCAAGAGGAAGAATTAGAAAAAAAATGGACGGGAAACATTAGTCCAAAAATAGAATATAAAAAATAAACATAACTATGTGGTTAGCTATATTAAAGTTTTTCAGGGTTTATCGTGATATCAAAATATATCGAGATTATCTCAAAATAGTAGAAAAGGAATCAAAGGATTCTCCTCTATGGTCAAGAAATAACCTAAGATCCGATTGGTTTGGTAGAATCTATACTGTAATAAATCTACCCCCTGAAGTGATATACTCTTCAGATCTTCCGAAAGAAGCTAGGCCCTCTTTTGTAATGAATGAGTTAAAAAACATAAACGAGTATCTAAAATCCCTTAATATAGAAGAAATAATAACCCTAGGTATAGAACCAGTAAAAGGTACTAACGAGGAAGCATATCTTGTTGTTTATCAGTACGTTTTTAGAGAATTGAGTTGGATCTGGATATTTAGATTTATCTTGGAGATAGCATTATTAATCTTTGCTATAGTTAACAGATCCTATATAATTAATTTGTTTTAATGGATCCTCGACTGATAAGTGCTAAGAAGGAGATAGAAAGGAAATTAGAGGTATTCAGGGACCGAAACTTTACTTTCGATGAACCCTCGCATGTATACAGATACAATTCTGCCAAATTTGATTCAGTAACTACATTTCTTAAGACCTTTAAAGTTCCGTTTGATAGGGAATATTGGTCTAAAAGAAAGGCTGAAGAAAGAGGAGTTGATGTTTCGGTCGTCCTTAATGAGTGGCAAAACAAGGCCGACGTTGCTAATGATCTTGGAACAAGGGTACATAAATGGATTGAAGATTTTTGGAGCGGGAATGCACCGGCCGTACCCGAGGACGAGATTTTTAGAGAAAGAGTGGATAAGTTCATGGAGGTTTATGACAAGAGATTAAGCGTTCTTTTACCTCTTAAATCTGAGCTAAAGATATTCTCTAGAAAATGGAGATTAGCTGGAACAATAGATCAACCTTTCCTTTTTTGGGCTGACGAATACGATATGCCCTTTCTTATAATAGGTGACTGGAAAACGAACGGGGACTTTAAGCATGATGAGCATCCCAAGGGGAGATATAAAAAATTACTGAGACCTTTTTCGCATCTATATGAAAATAATCATAATGAATATTCTATACAAATAAGCCTATATCGATTAATACTGGAGGAAGAGGCAAACATACAGACACATGACGGGTTTCTGTGTCACTTAGGACCAGAAGGACCTGCTAAATTGTATAGAACTAAGGATCTTAGAGAACCTTTAAGAGCTTATTTGAATGACAATAGAGTAGATTTCGATATTTTTTCGATAGATTAGAAACATTTCATTACACAAGAGCTAAAAAACAATAAATATAAAAACAATATGACAAAGAAAATTTCATCCGAATTAGAAGGACCAGGAGCATCTTCAGCTATTGATTTCGAAACTTTAAATCAGGAGTCTGGACTTTCAATAGATAAGGATCTTGTTGAATCTTTAGAATCCCAAATTAAGGATAAAAAATCGGAGATTCAAACTAAGGTTTATGCTGTTTCTCTAACCAAGGAATTATTAGAGGAATATGAAAATTTCATGACTAATGAGGCTGAATGGAATGCAACCGAAGCTTTGGGAGTTAAGGAAGTTAGCAAGCAAATCCAGAAGATTAAAAAAGAGGGCGTTAAAAGCGGTGTAGTTTACATGCCTGCTTTACCACTAGAAGCAAGTCACTATTTCATTTCCAAAGGGAAGGGTAAGGGATTAGCAAGTGCTGAAGCTTTCATTAGCTTATATAAGCCCTTTGATCAGGCATTAGCTGATGCTAAGAAAGATGTTTCAGAGATCAAAGATCTAGAAAAACAATTGGCTGCTGCTATGCAGGGGGTTTCTTTAGGATAAACCAAACCTAACATAAACAAAAACCAGATCCTTTATAGGGTCTGGTTTTTTTGTTGAGTTTTGTTGTAGATATATAAAAGAACTAAAAAACAAGATACATGAAAACATTAGAAAAAATCAAAGGATTCTCATGGGCTATAAGTCTATTTCTTTTACTGGTTATTTTCCTAAGACAGTGTGGAGTTAACAGGGACATAGATAGAATTGAGAAGCAATACAAAATACAATCGTCTTATATGGATTCGATTTGTACTAAAAATGAAGTTAAAAGAATAGTTGAAGTAGAAGGATTGAAATCGGAAAAAAGAATGATACAATCCACCGATAGAAAAATATTAGACGTGAATAGACAATCACAGATTGATGCAGAAATTAAAAAATTGGAAAATTCTAAATAATGAAAAAGAAAACGACTAGTTATTTTATAATAGGTACTTTCGTTACGTTATATCTGCTTGTTTCGGTAATTTCTACGATACACGTAATAGATTTCTTCAAACTTTCTAATCCTGATTGGTTAGCTATAAGTTTAGCTGTTGCTTTCGAAGTTGGTGCTGCTGCATCCCTTGCTTCTCTTATTACTTTGGATAAGATGAATAAGGGCATAGTTTGGGGGCTTTTTATAATATTAACCCTTATGCAAGCTATGGGTAACACATATTACGCATATACCCATTTGAATGATTTTCAAGGATGGATAGAATTATTTGGTTTAAGCGAGGAGGATCTCATATATCAAAAGAGAATACTTTCCATCGTCAGTGGTGCTATCCTTCCTATAGTTGCTTTAGGATTTATAAAATCCTTAGTTGATTATATAAAACCTTCTGAAGATGAAGCGAAAGTAATAGGTGAGGAGGAATCTGAGATTGAGCCAGAAAGCGAGATCCTCGAGGATCAGGATCTTTCTTTAGAAATGGATACTATCATAGATGCCAATCCTACACCAGATCCAGTAATAGTACGACCGGAGGTAATTGAATCTTTGAATATGGGAAGATATGAAACTTCTGTTAATGTCGATCCGATGAAAATAAATTAATAAAAGTGTCAGACCAGAATTCATCAACCTATAATTTTGACGGAGGAACAGCTTTTTCTAGCGGTTCCGACTCTTTACCTGCTGGATCTGCAGGATACCCATTAGATCCTATGGCTGGTGCTTCTAGTGGATTTGATACTGTATACACCAATATAGCAATAACGAGGGATACACTTCCTAGAATAGATGCTACGTTTAGAGAGTTCAACGAAAAACCTGAGCTCAAGTTCATTAAGGAATCCTTTGTAGTAACACAGAAAGCTAATACACTGGACTATCTTGACGTAGCTAGCTTTTTCCACCCGTTACAGGAATTTTCGGATTTTCAGAAACAGACATTCGAGATAGGTCCACAGAATAGTGTTAATATTGATACTGGCGGATTTGAGGGTACCTCAGGTGAAGCTTCTATGATAGTTGCTAGAGCTTATTATTTACCAGAGGCAAATTCTGACGAGAAACTTCTTTTTTGGGATTATAAGAACGGCGGAAGGAATACAATGGGTAAGATAATGATCTTAACCGGAGCAATAAAAGAGGGCACAAACTGGAAGGGATGGGATCTGGATCCGTTTTCGACATATGGCCACACAGGTCCTGCTAACGTCGGGGAAGGCGGAATATCATTCACAAATCCTACTAACAAGGTAGTGAAATTAACTATAATAACAGCTAATTAACAAGATGGCAACTAGACCAATAACATGTCCATACGACGAAGGGGTAGGATTTAGATTCTACAGAGGTAATCTTGTTTTGGATGAGGGTAACACCAATAACTTGCCAATCTATCTCGAGATGAACGATCTTATGGATGAATCCGTGGCTTTTAGTAAAAGCAGGGTTATGCTAAAAGCAGGAAAATGCTATTTGCTTAGCCAGACTGACATAGGAGACAATTTGGGATATGTCTCTTTCATAGCAGTTAAAGCCGTTTATCCCGCAAATACTGTAGAGTCAAGAAAATATATCCAATGGACATATCTCAACGATACCTATTATATGGGGGAGCTAATGGTCCTTTCAGGAAAAAGTTTATCTGCAACCGATTCTATATACGAAGGCTGGTTATTATCTAAACCTGGTGTATACTCAGATCAAGGTGGTATAGTTTTTTGTAACCCGCATTCTGATGTGGATGTTAAATTGGAAATATTGGTGTGTAAATAAAGAAATACACATCTCTGTTAAATATATAGTAAAAAGTTTTTATCCATAGCATGGATATATAAAAAGATTAAAAAAATAAAAGACCATGGATTTTATAAACCAAGTTAAAAAACTGAAAGAACTGACAAAATCACCAGAGGTTAGACAAATCTGCGAGAGTTATCTTAGCGGATCTTCTGAGATGACCGAATCACAAGTTCTTGCCGCTCTTAACGAGCAAGCTTCTTCTGAGGCAACTCCAGAATTAAAAAATCACTGGGATTCTATAAAACAAGAGCAAATGGAATCTGCTAAAAGAGCAGCTTCTGCTTTAATGGAATCTTGGGGAGGATTAAAAGGAAACACTTCCTTGAATAACTCTGGTTCTTATCTCGGAAATGAGAAGAAAGAAGACACTAGCAAATCTTTATTAGAAAGCCTAAATAATCTAGCATCAAATGACGATAGCACAAGATCTTTCGTTGATGCTCAGGGTCTTAAAAATTTGGGTGTTCTTGAATCTATTGAAAAGATTAAAGGCCTCTCTATCTATGAATATCCTAAGGTTAAAATAGTTTGTGAACAATACGCAAACATCATAGCAAATAAGAATGTACCAGAATTCTCTGTTATTCATAACTTCGTTGCTGAACTCGATTCTTTCAAATGGGACGTTACAGTTTTACCTATTATAGAAAATCTTAAAGAGAAGATTAATAAATTCTCTAGAGAAATCGAGGTTTCTAAAGTATTGGAATCTGTTAAACAAAGCGGTAATTCTAGTTTCTACTCAGAACTTACTGAATCTTTAAACAATTGGTTAATTTCTGAAAGCAAATCTTCTGGTTTACTTTCGAAAGAAATTTCAAAATGGTCTTTTAATCCAGTTGTTAGAAATTTGATCAACTACTTGAATGTTAACGAAGCTTCAGATTCTAGAAAATTAGAAATCCCAGTTAATGCTCAGGGCGAATCTAAAGTAGGAAGAGTTTACTCTCCGATTTTGATAGAGGGAGAAAAAACTATCTTCGCTATAGGTAATAGCTTATTCGAAGCTGAGGGAGGATCTTTCAGAAAATTGAGCACCAAAGAGGTTGCTTCGGTTCCTTCAGATTATATCGGATTAGTTAATGCTTCTCTTAGACCTTATGTTAAAATCAACGAAAACGGTATCCTAGTCCAACTAGGTAAAAAATACGTTAGCTTGGTGGAAGAAAATGAAGGTGTATCGGTTTACTTAGGTAAATCTAAACTTAACTTCAGAAGCGTAGGTGAATTAGCTAAAGTTCTAGGATTGGAATCTGCTTCACACTTTGCAGTAAACGAATCACAAGTAGTTAGTGATATTGTTAACCTTTATGTTAATTTCTCCAATATAGTTGAATTAGATTTTGCTAAAAACATAACATCTAATATTTATGAGGGTGTATCTGTTAACCTTATCAAATGGAACAACGAGATTTATCTTCAAAGAATAAACGAGGCTATGAGAGAAAACTCAGTTTACAAAGTAAACGGATCTCAAGCAGTTAAAATGGTTAAAGATTATTTAAGATATGATATTTCAGAAGGTTTAACCGAATTCTTAGAAGGTGAGCAAAAACTTAAGTCTATCATGATCAATGACAGAACTAAGGTATTAGAAAATATTTCTAGAGTAGAGGAACAAATTAACAAAGTTGAAGGCTTAATGGAAAGCAATCCTTTATATGCTTCATCTAAAGAAATGAAATCTGCTCATTCTTTGCTTAATAACGAGCTTTCAGTTTTAAGAGAAAAATGGAATCAGATCAACATCGAATTGGGTAAGATCGAAGATTTCCCAGAATTGGATCACATCACAGAGGATGAAAAATTCAATATTGGGGATTACATTAAAGTTAAAGAATCAGGGGAGACTGGAAAAATCATATCTGTTGATGGATCTTCAGGAAGATATACGGTTCTTTTAGATACTGGTAAAACTTCAGATTTCTTGGTTAATGAAATCTCTGATTTGGAAGAGGCTTTAAGTCAAGCAGCTGAAAAAAATGCTGACGAAAAAGGAGAAGAGGAAGAAGGTGGAGAAGTTAAAGAATCTGACGAAATCTCTAGAAATCTAAATAAATCAGCTTTAAGCGAGGAAGAACAAAAGGCTTTATTAAAAACTTTCTCAGACGGTCACGGGTTTACTAAAGCTCCTAAAGGAGAAGGTAACGAGATTGAGATGGAATTGGATCACATGCACGGATACAATTTAACAATGAACGAGGCTAAAGAAAAAGCAGCTACCATGGCTAAAGCACCAGGTAATAACAAAAAAGAAAAAGGTAAAGTTGAAGGTGAAGATCTTTTAGATGACAATGCTCCTGAAACTAAAGATAAGACCGATTTCGAAGGAGAAGATGCAGACGGTAAAAACAAAGAGATCGGTTACAATATTAGAGAAGGTGCAGAATCTGAAGGAGATATGGTAGAAGCCCCAGAAAATGGTAAAAATGCTAAAGAAACTAGACACGTAACAACTTTAGATAAATTTATGAATTTGGCTCAAGCTCCTGGAGCAGAAGGAGATATAGATTTTGAAGTAAACGATGAGATGGGATATAACCTAGACGAATCGGACGATTTAAAAAAAAACTAAGTCGTAACTTCTATTTCGCACCGAAATTCGACAGCCAGAAGTCACCAGGAAAGGAATTTGTAGATTCGTCTTCGGGTAAATTAAGTAAAGCCCCAACAGGGAAGGAACAAGAAGAACAAGAGGAAGAATCTGATTCTAAAGAAGACCCTAAATAATATAGCAAATAAACGGAGAACGTAGTCATCTACGTTCTCTTTTTTTTGAAATAATTCTAATTTTTTCGACTAGAAAGAATAACCAACCTTCAAAAAAATAATAAATAATTAATGGCAAAAGATTATGTTAGGAATAGTGATCTAATTATCGCTGTTATAGAATCCAAAAAGGCAGGAAAGCTTACTCCTGAAACTATACGAATGTTCACACTTATGATCCAGGGTATATCTAAAAAGATGGCATATAAGGATCCTGAGGATAAAGAGGATTGCATGGCATTTGCTATGGAGGATTTATGTAAATATTGGGATAGATTTAACCCAGAAAAATCAAACAATCCATTCGCTTATTTTACCCAGATTGCAAAAAATGGATTTGCTAAAGGCTGGAAGAAGCTACATCCACCGAAAAGTCCTAAAACGATACCATTCAGTTATATTACTGGTGATGACAATTCTTACAACGTATAACAGTTTATCATGACGGATATAAAGAAAGTAAAACCTAATGGTGATTACAGATCCGGAAAATTTGAACCGTCGAACCCAGAAAAGTATATCGGGGATATCCATAATATAATATACAGATCCTCGTGGGAATATCGGTTCTGTGTTTATTGCGATACAAACGAATCCATCCTAAAATGGAGTTCTGAACCTATAGCAATTAAATACATTAATCCTCTCGATAAAAAGGAGCATGATTATAATGTTGATTTTTATATAAAGATCATAAAGGAGTCTGGTGAGGAACAGCAGTGGATAATAGAGATTAAGCCAGAAAGGCAAACGCAAAAGCCTATATACGAAGGAACTATGACACTTGCTAAGCTGAAGTCGTATAACCATAACATGCAGATCTGGATAACGAACCAAGCAAAGTTCAAAGCTGCGAAGGAATGGGCCGAGAAGAGAGGATTTAGATTCGGTGTAGTCGATGAAAAATTCTTATTTAAAAGTAAATGACCTATTCAGAATCCGTATTAAAATACAAGAAGGAATTTAGTAGCATTTCTGAACTCGTAAGTAATACTGACGACGTTTTTTCAGAAAAGTATTTTTCCGGGGGTGATTCGGAGAAAAATTTTTCGCCTCCATTTATACCAGGAGAGATATACTCATTTCCCTATCCAACAGATAGCAAGATAACCGAAAAAAGGAAGTTCATAGACCGGAATCCGATAGTTCTTTGTATCGGGTCAAATCAAACCAAGGAAAACGGGGTCATTCTCAGAGGAATAGATCTGGTTGTAACCCCACCAGAATATAGGATCAAGATACTCAGCAAGATCTATGATAATTTTTCCGCTACGATAGAAAAAAATCAGGATCATTATAAAAAAGGAGGTGCTATAACACCTCTTCCTCTAAGCGATTCAAACTTAAAGACATTGCTTTCTGGAACTGGATACGAATTTTCACTATTCGGATTTAAAACAGGATTCATTCGCGAGATCCATGTTTTGGATCTGGAAGACTGGTATAAGATACCGTATTTAAGAAGAGGTGATGTAGAGGGCTTAGATCTCCCTGGGATATATAAGGAATATCAGTCGAAATTAATTTAATCTTCGACGATAGAATAACTAAATAATATTGAATGGCCGGTTTTGTAGATAATAATGATCCATCTCAATCCCCTGTTATACAGAGGATTAGAGAATCCGCGAGAAAACTGAGCACTTTTGGTATGAAGTATGATGACATGGTCATCAGAAATTCCCAGGCAGTCGGTGTTACTGAGGCAGCTTTTCTTAACAAGAACAAAGCTAATGTAGAAGACGAAAGTATGCTTTGGACTTTAGCAAAGCAGGATATCACGACAAAGCAATTCATATCATATTTCGATAAGGATTACAAGGGGAAGAGGGATTATCTTAGAAAGTTTTCGCTGAATCCTGAGATAGAGTGGGTTTTAGATACGATATGTGACGAGGCCATTTCTTATGATCCAGCTAATTTCTTTGCTTATCCAGATTTCATTGACCTTTCCGATATCAATGAAAAACTTAAAGAGGATCTATACGAGAACTATAAGAAGCTTTATGATATATGGGGTTTTACTGACGATATAACGGGATGGCAGTATTTCAGACAGTTCTTAGTAGATGGATTTCTTTGCTTCGAGATCATTTACGATAACGAGGGAAAAAATATAATAGGATTCAAAGAACTAGATCCTGTTACGATAGTTCCTAGCGTAGAAAAACAGATAGATGGAACATTCGTTAATACTTGGACTCAATTTCCCCAAGATCCTAAAAGAAAAAGAGTTCTTTATGATCCCCAAATAATATACATTTCTTACGCTAAGGGTAATTCTATATCAAGGGTTAGTTATATCGAAAGACTGATTAGACCTTACAATATTCTGAGGATAATAGAATATACAAGGATCATATGGTCAGTAATGAATGCTTCTTTCAGATTAAAAATGACAGTTCCTATAGGAACAAAATCACCACAGAAGGGTATGCAAACCCTAGGTGAGCTTATGAGCATTTATAAGGAGGATATACAACTTAATGACGATAGTGGAGAATTGCTCATTGACGGTAGACCTAAGATACAGTTTTATAAGAACTATCTAATGCCTTCTGGTGTAAATGGTACTCCTACAATAGAACCAGTTACAACAGACGGTCCGAATCTGAATGATCCGGCACCGCTTTCTTATTTCTTTGATAAATTTGTACAGGAATCTAAGGTACCACCTTCCAGATTCCATAACCCTGATGGAGGTAACACTTCTCCATACTCAAACGGAGCAGAGGGTCTTGACAAGGAGGAGATAAGATTTGCAAAATTCGTAGAAAGATTAAGATCAATCTTCCAGGAGATATTGACTAAACCATTATGGATACAGATGGCTAAGAAATACCCTAATCTCGAAAAGGATTTTCTATTTAAGAGCCAGCTGGGTCTAGACTACTTCTCGGATAATCCATTTAAAATTAACCAGGAAATGGACGTCATCAACAAAAGAAAAGAATCGGTTACAGCCATGGCTGGATTAGTTGGCGATGAGGAAAAACCTTATTTCTCTACTGCTTTCCTTATAGAGACTTTCCTTGGAATGTCAAGACAGGATATTGTAGCAAACAGAGAAGCAATGGAAAGAAAAGAGAAAGAAAAGAAAAAAGGCGAGAAAAAAGAGGGTGAAGAGGGTGGAGAAGAAACCACTGAAGTAACACTATAAAAATAAAAGATGGCAGGATTTTTAGATTTTTTAAGACCTAACGAGTCAGCTTTAGGTAACATACTTAGAAGCCTTGGCAAAGTGTCCAAGTTTGGTATGGAGTATGACGATATGGTCGTTAGAAATTCACAGGCCATAGGAAAAACTGAGAGTTATTTTTTTAATCAGCAAGGAACAGGGTTTACTCAGGATGATGCTTTTTATTGGACTGCTTCTTACCAGGACACCAAGGTTAGAAAATATATTGCTTATTTCGATAAGGATTATATCGAAAAAAGAAACTTTTTAAGAAAATTTTCACTCAATGGAGAGATTGAATTTATTATTGATACAATTACAGATGAGTCTATCACCTACGACGATAGAAATTATTTTGCTAATCCTTCTTTCATCAATTTAGACCTGAAAGAAAAGGTTCTTGATAAGATATCGGTACATTACAACAGAATCTATAATATCTTCGGATTCCAAAATTCGATACTCGGATGGCAGTATTTTAAACAGTTTTTAATTGATGGATTTCTAGCATTTGAGATAATCTATGATAATAAGGGAAAGGAAATAATAGGGTTTAAAGAATTAGATCCGTCCTCCTTACAACCCGCTGTAGAAAAAGTTGGTGAGAACGAATACCAGCAATTTTGGATACAATACCCGAAGAATCCTCAGATGACTAGGAAGCTAACGAACGAGCAGATCGTTTATATTTCCTATGCTAAGGGTAATAGCGTATCCAGAGTTAGCTATATAGAAAGACTTGTTAGATCTTATAACATTCTAAGAATAATGGAAAATTCCAGAGTCATATGGAATGTTATGAATGCTTCTTACCGATTAAAGTTTATTATCCCTACAGGTAGTCAGTCACCTCAGAAAGCTATGCAGACTTTAGGTCAGCTAATGTCAAATTATAAGGAGGAGATTAATATCAACGATGCATCAGGAGAATTAACAGTAAACGGAAGACCTAAGGTTCAATTTTATAAAAATTATCTATTCCCGGAACAGAACGGTCAATCTCCTCAGATAGAGTCTCTGAATCCTAGTGGTCCGGACTTTAATGTCATGGATAATGTTCTCTATTTTTATAATAAATTAAAAATGGACTCTAAGATTCCGTATGCTAGATTTGCTTCAAGAGCTGCGGGTCCAGTAAATTACCAAACGGGTATAGATCAGCTAGAAAGAGATGAGATTAGATTCGAGAAGTTTCTGAGAAGGCTAAGATCCATTTTCCAAGAGATATTAGTTAAGCCACTTTATATACAGATGTGTCTTGATTTCCCTGAACTTTCGAAAGATCGTAGCTTTAAGACAAATCTCGGACTTAATTTCCATAGAGAAAGTGAATTCGAAGAAATGGTTCAACTTACCAATTTTTCTAAAAGAAGTGAGTTCATAAAGGGACTAGGTGAGTTAAAAATTAAAGTTGGTGAAGAGGAAAAACCATATTTTGACAACGATTACCTGATACAAAGATTCCTTGGACTTACTCCAGATCAAATAGCAGCTAATGAATCATATAAGAAAAAGGAGGAAAAGGCTGCTCCTAAAAAAGAAGGTGAAGCAGAAGGTACAGAAGGAACTGAAGGTGCTGCACCAGCCGAAGGAGAAGGAGAAGCTCCCGAGGTAACCCTTTAAATCTGATTAGTGCGTTTTAACAGCCCGTACGCGCATCATTTTATCTAGGCCATATCAACACATTTAATTCAGATAAAGTCTTAAAATAGACTGGTTAAAATCAAAACTATGTGATCCCAAAAGATCCCCTAAATAATTTTTTTTAACCGAGATCCTTTTCTATATTTGTGAAAAATTATACGAAATGGTATTTGATGAAATGGTAAACAACATAAAGATTCTTAAGGCACTAGAATCTTTAACTGGAGAGGGCTCACAGAAAGCCAAGCAGGAATTAATTAAGGCGTCGATAAATCCTAAGATGGAGTATATTCTCGACACTTGCTTTAACCCGTTTGTAACGACAAAACTCCACAAATTAAATTTCCCCGAATCTGCTACTCTAATCAATCCTAATTTGTGGGAGGATTTCAAAGAGCTCGTAGAAGATTTGAAAAAGGCACCTGCTGCGAATGATTCTTTAAGATCTAGAGCTGAAAAATTACTCGAGTGTAGATTATCCGAGAATCCTTTCGAAGATACCGAATTGAGGAAAAATCTAATGAAGATTCTCACAAAGAGAATGAATATTGGGATTGGTGCAAAATTGATTAATAAGGCAGTTGGAAGAGAAATGGTACCAGATCCTTCTCTTATGCTAGCAACTGATGATCATAAAGTGATTGAAAAATGGGACAAGATTTATTGCGAGGAGAAGTATGACGGGGTTCGAGTTATAGCCATTTATAAAAATGGAGAGATTACATATTTCACCCGTGCTTTCAATGAACTTGATCATACGTGCTTCCCTAAGATAACCTTTGATCTTAAATTGTGCATGATAAACTCTGGACTTTCCGGAAATTGGTTTTTTGATGGGGAGCTTACCGATTTGAATAGAAAATCTGTCAGTGGTAAGGTGACACAGATATTGAAGGGAACTGCAGGAAATAATATCGAAAGTGGGTTCCTTTTCAACGTATTTGATTTTGATGAGCTGATAACACTGGATAAAGGTGTCGGTGTATTAGAGTATACTGATCGAAGACATACTTTGGAAAAAATCACAAGCGGACTCTCTGAAGATTCTCCAGTTAAACTTGCTCAAATGTGGGAATTGTCGGATCCTTCAGAAATTACCGCTATTTACAAAAAGATTGTAGACATCGGAGGCGAAGGAGTTATTTGCAAGGACAATGGAACCTACGAGTGCAAAAGATCTAAATCGTGGGTAAAATTTAAGGAAGTTAATGAGTGTGACCTGGAAATAATTGGTTGGTACCCAGGAGAAGGAAAAAGGGAAGGATTAATAGGAGGATTCATCTGCACTGACTTATCTAAGACCCTTAATGTTAAGATCGGGTCGGGTTTCAATGACAATGACCTTAAGGAATTAAGCAAGGACCCGGATTCTCACATAGGAAAAATTGCCGCTATCCAATATAATGTAACCATTACAGATAAGCACGAGAACAGATCCTTATTTCTTCCTAGATTTGTTGAAGTTAGAAACGATAAAAATTCGGCTGACGATCTTTCGAGTAAATTTTAAGAAACAACTTCTTTTTCTAAATCTAGAAACAATATGATACAAGAACTTTTAACGGAAAAGCTCAGACCGAAGGAGCTTAGACACATGATACTACCGCCAAGAATATCCAAGATATTCGAAAATGGATTGGGTCATAATGTTTTATTAAGTGGTCCTCCAGGATGTGGTAAAACAACACTTGCAAAAATTTTAGCAACTGGATATCCAAGCATCTTTATAAATGTTTCGGATGAGAGCTCGGTCGAAACCATTAGGGTTAAGATAAACGATTTCTGTTCAACCATTTCTGTGATGGACGGAAAATCATCTAAAAAAATTGTCATTTTAGATGAGTTTGATGGTGCTTCAGATCAATTCTATAAAGCACTTCGCGGAACGATAGAAAAGTTTGCTAGCAACGCTAGATTCATCGCTACGTGCAATTATATTAATAAAGTACCTGACGCTATTCAGAGTAGATTTGAAGTTATTGACTTTAATCCAGTTAATAGTGACGAGGAGAATGCACTTAAACAGGAATGGAACAGAAGAATAGGTTTAATCCTAGGAAAAATCGGAATTTCTATCGATGATGATTCTTTAAACGAGTTCCAGAAAAACTATTATCCAGATTTCAGATCTGCACTTAACAAGATACAGACCTGGATGATAGAGGGTATTAAAACAGTAGATTCTGCAAAGATCAATGAACTCGGATGGTCATACGAGAACCTATACACCCTCATAACAACTTCCAAGGATCCCGTATCGAATTATCAAAGCATAGTTGGTGAGTATCAAGGTAAGGTTGATGAAGTTATGTCGGCTTTAGGAGAGGAGTTTATAAATTGGATCATAAACAATAAGCCAGAATTGAAGAAGATAATTCCTGCTGTTATAGTTCTAGTTGCAGATCACCAAGCTCAAAGAACACAGGTTATTGATCCGATGGTTTCGCTATTGTCTCTTGTTTTCCAAATACAGAAACTGACGGATTAATATGGAAAATATACCAAAGAGAATAATAATAGCAGGTAAGGGAGGATCAGGTAAGGATTATTTAGTTAAGCTTTTTAAAGAGGAGGGATTAACCTATTCGGTGTCTCATACATCTAGACCTAAAAGATCCGGAGAAGTTCATGGTATAGATTACTATTTTTCCGATTATGAATCGTGCATAGAAATGGCTAATCGAGGTGAATTCTATGAATTCGTAGAATTTAATGGATGGTTTTACGGAACTTCTTTGAATGAATTTAATAGGGCTGATCTTTTTATAATGACCCCTTCTGGTATAGCAAAACTTAAGGAAGATGACAGAAAAAATTCCTTCATAATTTTTATTGATATAGAGGAAGATATTCTAAGAAAAAGATTGTCAGAAAGAAATGATTCTGACGACGTGGATAGAAGAATTGGTACAGACAAAGAAGATTTTAAAAACTTTTCAGATTTTGACTGTATAATAAAAAACCCTTTATTCACACTAGAAGAGGTAATGGAAGAGGTAATGGAAAAAATAAGAACGGGAAATGATTAATATACTTATAGACGGTAACTACATATTTCATAAGACCTTCGGTGTATTCGCCGGGTATGGTTCTAATGTAGATCCAGGAAAGGTGCTTAAAACTAAATCTGATCAATCTATGTTTATTAGAAAGATCGCTACGGATCTATGTGCATCTTTAAAAATGCTTCCTGTTGGAGGAAGATTAGTGTTTACTTCTGATAGCAGAAGTTGGAGAAAGGACGTTGAGATTGAGGATGGGGGATATAAATCCGGAAGGGTTAAGGATGAGAATGTCGATTGGACTATATTCTTCGAACTTATGCAATCATTTGGATCACATCTAGAAAAAATGGGATTCATATTCTCTAAAGTAGATGGAGCGGAAGGTGACGATTTACTTCTCTATTGGTCTCAGAAATTTAACGACGAGGGCGAGAGTTGCATAATAATAAGTGGTGATAAAGATCTACATCAATTAGCTAGGATGAAGGGCCCAGACGTATGGACAGCAACATGGAATAGTAATTCAAAGAAAAATGTATTATCCGTTCCTAGCGGATGGAAGGAGAATTGGCTGAATGAATCTAGAAGTGAGGTAAGCATATTCAACATGGGATCGACAATCTCTCCTGAAAAGGAGAGGCTTAAGGATTTTTTAAAAAAAGTAGATATCGAAGAGATTGACAGCTTCCCCTTTATATTCAATAAAATATTAGTTGGTGATAAAGGAGATTCTGTACCTAGCGTATGGGAATTTGAATCTGCTGGTAAAGTAAGTAGATTTACCCCTAAGAGCGCTGAAAAAATATATTCCCTGTTTCTAGAATCCACCTGGAAGAATGTCCCGATAAAATCTTTAATAGAGGATGATGATTTTCTTTCTTGGATATCCCCGTTGATACTTAAAATAGGTAAAGGTGTTGATAGCACTGAGAATAGAAATAAGGTAAAGAATAATTTCGTTCGTAATCTTAAATTAATGTGGTTAGATGATACAGTAATTCCTGAATTTGTATCTATGAACTGCAAACTAGAAACTTCTAGAGGAATGAAGCTAGAAAAGAAAGCGGTAACTTTGGACAGAATCAAAATATTAGATGGTACTGAATGGATCTCAACCCCATCTCAACCGAAAGGATTTGATCCATTTGAACACTTTCTAAAATAACAGATATGCAACTTTTCGACATAGTAAAACTCATATTCAATAACAAGGCTAGCGAATGGAAGTCCGTAGGTAAGATTGATAAGGCTAGGAACTTTTTTATGATTAATAGAATCATGTCAATCCAGTTTCCTATACAGGCTAATCAATTTAATAAATTGAAAGTGGTGCCTGCTCCTGTGGTTGATTGGTGGCATGATACTTTATCAGCTAGGTTCTCTAAACCCCCTACTTGGCTGTACACAAAGACAAAAAAAGCTGGGTCAGTTAAAACGGAAGAAATAAAATCTTCGGAGTTGGTGGAATCTTTCATAAGAGATAAATATAGAATATCCAGAAGGGACCTAGAAACTTTAAAGAGATTTTATCCCGAAAAATACGCTTCCTGGGCATCGGATATATCCGACCAGGCTGGACTTCAAAAATAGATAATATATAAGGGATATGGCTAAGCAAAGTAACAAATTAATCGATAAGGTTATTAGTAGTCTGGATTGGGATTCAATCCTGGAAGTTAATAAATGTTTTAAGATAGGGGTGGGAGAGGGAACCTCGGTTATTCCTGGATTAAAGAGAAAAATTTTCAGCGAAGCCCTGACAAAGAATGATATAAAATCAGAACTAAAAACACTCCTTAAATACGCTATAGAAAATGATATAGCTGAACTTTTTTATGGTCCCTGGATGATATTTTGGGTTAATGGACAATGGATAGAAGTACACGGGGAAGAGGATGATGAAGATGAAGAGGATAATTTAGGAGGGGATACTAAAGCTGGAATAAATGTCAATTTTGACTCCAGTTTGGAAGTTATCTATTCCCCACAAAGGATTCACGTAATAGGAAATTCAGATAAAAATGATCTAACACACGATGAATCTGATGTTACACGTTTGGAAGCTATGCTTAAAAAAGCCCTAGATGCAGAGAATTATGAACTTGCATCAAAAATAAAAGATCTTCTAGCGCTCCAGAATGGTGAAGCCGCTGAAGATAAATAGTCTTAATGAAATACATCAAATCAATAAACGAGGATTTCGGCGGAGAGAGCGGAGCATTCGGAGATACCTACGGATATGGAGGTGCTAACGGAGTTTTAAAGATTAACTATAAGCCATTCAGCGATCTTTCAGTTTCAGTTGGTCAAGATCCTAATATGAAAACTGACGTAAAAGGAGCAGAGTATAAATTAGGAGATGTCGTAATCGCTCAACCATTAGACTCAAAAAGCAAAGTAACAGGAGTTATCGTTAGATCTTTCAGAACCCCTGACAATTTGGAATATCGATATTTTATCCAAGTTTATAATAAGGGAAAGAAAACTGAAAGAGTTATAGAAGTTAAGTCGGATTCGATAGATTTTGCAGAAGGTGGAGATCACGGTAATATAGCAACTAAAGCTAAGTACAAGTTTAACGAGGTTCCTGACAAAGGATACAATTCAAAAACTGTTTATAATTCATCAGAGCTAGGTCTAGAAACTACTGGCGGATAATATCACTAGAAACTAAAAATCCCTTTATCAGTACAATCTCTAAAAGAGATTAAATGATATCTGGACAAACCCCACCAAAAATATCTTATATAGGACCCAATAGCGAATCTAATAACTCTGGGTCACAGATAAATTCTTATGAGGAGATGCTTTATGTCATTCTAAATAACATAAAGTTAAACTCTGAGCTTGATATAAAAATCACATGCATAGATGTTTGTGATTTTACCTATTCACAGAATTTTTTCAAAGAGGTCATAGAGGAAGAATCTGAGAAGATATCTTCCGTTATAGACGAAATAAATTCCTTCATAGCAAAGAATGAGGTGAAGGTTATTTTCTCTGTTTCTAAAGAATATTTTCTGGGAACCCAACTTGAAAATGTTAAGAATTCAACAATATTACTTTTCAAAAGACTTTCAGAAATACTTGATCTTATTGGGATAAGTTACCCCTCTATAATGGTCAGAATTGGATCCGCGTACGGAAATAGAAAAAACACGATGGATCTTTTTTGCGAGAGACTGGAAGATCTTGATCAGAGTGTCATAGATAAGCTTTGTGTTATGAATGATGATAAACCAAGCTTATTCTCCGTTACTGATCTATTGTCAGGAATATACTACAAAGTTGGAATACCTATATGCTTTAGATTGCTACCTCATCAATTCAATGATGGAGGATTAAGCATAAGAGAAGCACTATTTCTTTCTTGCTCAACATGGAAGTCTGGGCATAAACCATTTTTCGTCCATTCTGAATCTTTGGAATGTGACGATAGTGGATATCCTATTACGCCGAAGGCTTCTGAATATCTTAAGAGCAGAATCCCAACTTTTGGTCTGGATATAGATGTCATATTAGATTCACCAGCAAGGGAAGATTCTTGTTTGAAGTACAGAATGGATTACAGGGGATTACCACCAATAGTGATAAACAAAAATCCCAAGAAATAATTTTTATATCCGAGATAATTTATTATTTTTGTAAAAAAGAAGAATAATGTTTACCAAAGAATCAATTTACAAATATCTTTATTTCGATGTCGAAACAGCAGGTTTATATGAATCTTTATCTGTTCTGCATGACGAAAATCACAGACTCTGGGAGCTCTGGCAAAAAAGAGAGGATTATTACAGAGGGGCATATCCCACTCTAGCCACCGCAGATTCAGAGGAAATCTATAAGCAAAAGGGAGGTCTAGAGCCTGAATTTTCTAGAGTAGTTTGTGTTTCTTTCGGTTCTTTCACCGAGGAGGGTGAGGAAAGATTTGCATCTTTTTACGGAGAGGATGAACACGACATTCTAATTAAAACTGCAAAGGTTTTAAATAACGCTGCTGCAAAGAACTGGAAATTGTGCGGTCACAATATTAAAGGGTTTGACGTACCTTGTTTAGGAAAGAGAATGATCTACAACGGGATAAATCCCCCTTCCAATATAAGAATATGGGATAAGAAACCTTGGGAAATACCATATGTTGACACATCGGATATCTTTGCCTTCGGTAGCTGGACACATCAGAAATATCTAAGTTTAGATCTGCTTTCATGTTCTTTAGGAATAGAGTCGCCTAAACAATTGATGGACGGATCTAAGGTGAATGATTCATTCTGGGTAGATAAGGACTATGAAGGTATTAAAAAGTACTGTGAACTTGACGTAAGCACAGTAATGGAGGTTATGCTCAAAATATGCTTTGAAAGCTAAATAAGTACATTTACGAATAACATCTAAAGCTTTTCTTTGATATATAGAAGAAAAGCTTTTTTTGTGGGTTCAGTTTTATCTTATAAAAATTTTGTTAATGAGTCTTCGCCTATCCTAGAAAGGAAGGTAAATCCTTTTTACAACGACGAGTTAAATCCTGTTTTCTGGACTAAGAAAACCAAGGGTGATGAGGTAGAATGGCTATTCGACCAGAGGGTAAGAAAAAAGCTACTCAGAATAGCGGATGATTTCTTTGAGAAGTTTGACGAAATCTTAAAACAAAAGGATATAGTTGATATCCAATTAACAGGATCTCTTGCAAATTTCAATTACACTAACTTATCAGATCTAGATGTTCATGTCATAGTTAATCTGGAAGGAATAGATGACGAGAATCCGAAGATACTTAAATCTGCTCTAGATGGAATAAGGTTCATATGGAATCTAAGACACAATATATCTATAAGGGGATATGACGTGGAGCTTTACGTTCAGGACAGTAAAGAACCACACGTAGCATCAGGACTATTTTCTCTCATGAATAACGAGTGGATAAAGAACCCGGTTTTCGATCCTCCTGAAATAGATGAGATGGACGTAAATAAAAAAGCCGATGCAATGGCTTATGAAATAGAACAACTCCACACGAGACTTATAGCTTCTACAGCTCTTCCTCACAACGCAAAAGAACTTTATAACAGGGGAATGAAGTTAAAAGAGAAAATAATGAAGATGAGGAAAGAAGGACTTGCCAAAGAAGGGGAGTTTTCCATAGGTAATCTTGCATTTAAAAAGCTCAGAAATGAGGGATATATAGAAAAATTGATCGATCTGACTTCAGAAGCTTACGATAAAATCTACAACGAAAAATAGAAAGAAATGATTATACTCTTAGCAAAGGATGGTAAATATTCTATCGGGAATGATTTCCCTATATTTACTATACCATTAAAAATGGAAGGAGCAACTAGTCAGTCATTGGAAGATTTCCAGTGGTGGGCTTACTCAAAAGACTTCAAAAAATGGTTGGAAAAAAATCCTAGACAATGGGTTGCAGATTCTGAAGATATGTCTAAATATGATGATATCTCTCAGATCATTAGAGAATCCAAAGGTGGCAGCGGATATTCTTTAGATAAAGCTATTAGAGAAATAAACGAATACTTTCAGAAAGAAGGAAACAGAGTTTCTAATTTTTCGGATTTTAAATCATCTGCAGTTTTCGAAGACGATTCTAAAAAATCAAACGTTAAAGAGGGCGAGGAGAAAGCGGTTAAGCTTGCATTCTCTTACAACAAATTAGTCTCAGAAGGAAAGCTCGAAGATTACGATGTATCTGAGCAAGAACCAGGTAAAGATAAGGCAGTATTTCTATGTTTGGAAGATGCTCAATCTGGGGAGAATAGATTAGAGACCTTGGATGCCTATAAGATAGCACCTTTAGAAGTAGCCAATCCCGAAGCTAAATTCAGATTATTTGAAATAAAGGATAGGATCATATCAGGTCCATTATCTGATGATGCCACTGGACCTTCAATGGCACAAGAAGCTTTAAACAAGGGTATCCAATATGGTGTCTATGCAGTGGCAGCGGGTGGTGTATTTGCTGGTATTAAATTACTTGGGCAGGGAATAGCTTTAAGAAGAGGCTACAAGGCATTAAAATTTCTAAGAACTGGAAAAGAGGCTGCTGATGCAGCTAAAGGCGCTAGCATACTAGCAAAAACTGGACAGGGAATAAAGAGTATTTGGGGAGCAGTTAGCCCATTAAAAGCAGCTGCATTCTGGGGAAAAATCGGTAAGGCAGGTATAGAAGGAGCCAAACTTCAAAGAGCATTAGGCTCTATGGAGGGAGCGGGTATAGTTGCTAAAACCGCAGGAATGGTTAAAGGATTTGTTACTGGTGCTAAAGCGGCAGCAGGAACAGCTAAAGCTGCAGAATGGACGAATCCTATCGGATGGGCACTTTTGGCGATAAATGCGGTGGGATCTACCTGGAATTGGTACAGTGGAAACCAAGCTCCTAGATTGGGACAGGTTGAGGATTTCGCAAAAGATAAGTTTGATCCTAAGTCTATAGAAATAGGAGTTCCTATTACCATATGCTGGTCACAGCCAGCAGGTGGATGGGGTATAGCAGTTTCCTTCCTTTTTAATAACGAGACTCGAACCACTATGGAACTTATAAAAGTTGCAGAAAGAGGTGGTAAATCAATATTCATATTAACACAAATAAATTCGAAAGAAATACAGAAGCAGATAGCTAATTATGATATCACTCTTCTTTCTTTCGACAATGGTGATGTAGTGGAGACAGGATTCTTCGATAATGAGGATTTGGACTTTGAGATGCTTTGTGTTAAGCAGGACCTTAATTCTTTATTCAATTTTCAAGGTGCTTGCGATTGGAATCTCTTCCAGGATGAATTTAATAAAGCTAAGAGTACTTTATTAGTGAGCGATCCCAATGCACCGGATGAGTATGAGTTCCACTTTAGCGATTCTGAAGATAATATAATCAATGTGGTCGGAACTAAGGTTTCTACTGAGGAACTTTCTAAATATTCAGACGAGGACATAAACAGAATATTCGGTGTTACTGTTTCTAAGGAGACAGAATCTAGAATAAAAACAGAGGGAGCCTCCAAATCAAATAAAGAAAAGGAAACCGAAGAGGTTAGCGATAGCTTAAATCACAACTACTTCTCAGATCTACTAGAATCCCAGGTTATAAGCAAATTCTCAGATTTCAAAAAGAAAGGATATGAAATGTTCGAGGATCAGGGAGCAGTTTCTAATGTTGCTAAAGGGAATCCTAAGGAAGGATCAGACGATGCAGATTCTCAAACTAAAAACATGCCAGCATTAACACCTGAACAGATGAGTGGTCCAGCAGAGATTGCAATATATCTGGTTACTGAAAGAGATTATGCAGATCCTAAATTAAGAGGAAAATATGAGACTGGTGAATTCACAAACTTCTTATTAGATCCTAAGGATTGGGAAGCTAGAAACGGATCATCAATTGAGGTTGATCCAAACACGGATGAGGTATTAGAAGATTCCGTAAGAGGTCTTTATACTTACGTCGAAAAGAAAGAAGACGAGAAACCTGTTATCAAGGACGAGGTTCAGGACGCTGATGATGATACGGAGGGTTCAGAAGAAAAACCAGAAACCGAGGTTAAGCAAGACGATTACTATATTACAGTTAGCCCTCAGGATGTTGAAATCAAGGATAGAAAAAGTTCAACTGTCATAAAGGATACATCTTTAGCAGGAGGAATTAACCTATTCGATACTATGCTAACGGCTCCAGAAAAAGAGGCATTGAAAATAGAAAACTGGAAAACTGTTACCTTCGCAAAAGAGCTAAGAGATAATAGAGGAGACATTATAGAAGTTAAGCTTAAGAATAAATATGCTCCTTTCGGAGACAAATCTAGAAAATACAGGGCAACAGACGGAGAGGCATTTGAGATCGCTAAAAGATTCGTAGAGCAGACTAAGGACAGAATAAAGTACGAATAAGCGAAAAAAAATAATTTTTCCGTTGATATATAAGAAACATAAAAAAGTAGTAAAAGAAGCATGCCACAACTACAATCATTAAACGAAAATATGGTATTCATCCTAGAAAGACAGAATTCCATACTGGAAGCGAAAAAGTCAGAATCTGATGATTACGTTCTAGAAGGTATTGCTGCTGTTTTCGGACAAGAAAACAACAACAATAGAATATATGAGGAGAAGGAATACCTTCCCCATCTAGATTACCTTAAGGATAAGATCGCTCAAAATAGATTAGTTGGTGAGTTAGATCACCCTGAAAAATTTGACGTGTCTCTTAAGAACATCTCTCACATCATAACAGATCTTAATTACGATAAAGGTAACAGAGAACTTAAGATTAAGGTTAAACTTTTAGATACCCCAGCAGGTAGAATAGCTAAGAACTTAGTAGATGCTGGAGTTCCCCTTTCTATTTCTTCTAGAGCAGCTGGTTCAGTAGGTAATGATAAGAAGGTGGCAATTAAGAAAATCTTTACTTATGATTTAGTAGCAGATCCTGGTTTTAAAGACGCACAACTTGAAAGAGTATACGAGAGCGAAGGATTCACCACTCAAGAATTTGAAGCAATTAAGAATAATAGCATATTAAATAGCTTAGAATGCTTAAATGAATCATTAGGTATCGAAAAAGAATCTTCATTGAAGATATATAAAGTTGAAAATAACGAAGAATTCAACAAAATCGTGAATAAATCAGACAATAAAAATAAATCAGTCCTTATGGAGAACAATGAATTTGTTACTGCGGAGGAGCTTAATCAGTATTCAGTATTCTTGAAAAAAGAGATGGATTCTATGAAAGCCGCTATCGCAGAGGCTAAAAACGAAAAATCATCGCTAACTGAATCTGAAGATTTAAGTAAAGCAAACGAAGCTCTTGAAGAAAGAGTTGCTAAGCTTGAAAAATATGCAGAGTATTTAGCTGAGAATCTAGAAAATTCTATTAAATATGGCGAATATTTAGCAGAAAACTTGGACAGCACTATCAACTACAGTAAATATTTAGCAGAAAACTTAGATAAGAATATTTCTTATTCTAAATATTTAGCTGAAAACGTTGACAAGTCTATTTCTTATTCAGAATATGTTGCTGAGAGCGTAGACAAAAATATCGAGTATTCTAAATACTTAGCAGAGAAATTAGATCAAAATATTCAATACTCTGAATACTTAGCAGAAAATCTTGACAAAGGAATTGCTTATTCTGAATATCTTGGCGAAAGCTTAGATAAAGGTATTGCTTATACTGAATATGTTGCTGAGAAATTGAATAACGGTATCGAATACACTGAGTACGTTGCAGAAAATCTAAACAAGAGCATCGAGTTTTCTGATTATCTTGCAGAAAACTTAAACAAGGGATTAGATTATTCTGAATATCTTGCAGAGAAATTAAATAAAGGTATTGCTTACAGCGAATACATCGCAGAATCAGTACAAATTAGATCTAATAGCGAGAGTACTGAATCATTAAAAGAAAATGTAAATCTATCTGCAGAAGCAGGTCTTAACGAATCTGGCTTTGCTGGAAACTACGAAAACCTAACTTCACGGATTGATTCATTAATAGAATCGGTTAGAACACAAAAAACCGTTTCAAACATCAACGAGTCTGCTAAAGCAGAAACACCAGCCGAAACACAGAAGGCTAACGAAACAGCTCTTAACGAGTCAGAAGACACAACTAAAACAGGTCTTAAGTTTATCGATGAAATGCCAGCAGAATATGCTCCGGTATGGGAATCTTTATCAGAAGGACACCAAGCATCTATTGTTGCTCAGTCACACTTCTACAATTTAGATACACCTTATCAGATCAAAAATTTCTGGTCAACACGTCAGCTTGGAGCTAAACCAGTTGGAGTACAAAAACTTGACGAGAGTGAAAATGTAGCCGAGTCTGCAAAAACACAAGCATATTCTTCAGATTATATGAATTATATCGCTTCTGCACTTGAGCAAAAATTTCAAAAAAGATAAATAAACAAAAAAAACAACTAAAATCATGAAATTGATTAACGAACAAGAAATCTATGAAACTTGGTCACCGCTTATCGAAAGCAAGGCTGGTATCACAGATGAAAGCAAAAAAGGTTGGTTGACTAAATATTGTCATTACCACTCATTAAACGAGTCTGCTGGTGCATACAACTCATTAGGCGTTGTAAACGGTATGGGTACTGTAGCTCCCCCAGCATTCCCCGGCGCATCATTCGGTGGTGGTGCTGCTCTATCTACTGGCGCTAACGCTGGTTTCTACAACAACACTTGGCAAGGTTCAGGCGATAAATTCCCTTCATTACTTCCATTAGCTATCCAAGTAGCTGCGAAGACTGTAGGTTTTGATATCGTTCCTGTTATCCCTATGTCAGGTCCAACTGGTATCTTGTCTTACTTAGACTACGTATACGCAGGTGGTAAAGTTGCTGCTGCTGCTGCTGGTTCAGCTGCTGATCAGTTAGCTACTGCTCCTTCAATGATTAAATTCCCAGTTTATCAAACTGCAGCAGGTACTCCTGGTACTACTGGTGCTACTGCTGGTACTTTCACTGTAGGTGCTACTGCTTCTATCAACGCTTCATTAACTTTAACTTTCGTAGGTCTATCAAGAATTGATGGTTTCCCTATCTTCCAAGTTACTGGTATTGGATCAGGATCAAACATCGCTTCTTACTTCGATGGTAACCCTAAACAAGTAGTTACTGCATCTGGTGGTTCAGGTTTCTATACCTCAGACGACGCTGGTACTGCTCAATTAGTTAAAGCTTTAGAAGATCACGTACAAGGTTTCTCTGGTGCTGGTTTCAACAACGACCAAGCTTGGCAAGGTCCTTACGTTGATGGTACTAAGACTTACAACCCAATGTTAAGAGGTGTTGCGGAATCTACTTACTTCAACTCAATGGGTCTTTCGACTTTCACTAAGTTCGTAGAAGCTGAAACTTTCCAAGTTGCTGCTTCAGTTACAACTGAGCAAATTCAAGACTTAAACAAGCAGTTCGGTATCGACGTTATCTCAATGATCGAGAACGCTCTTGTTAACGAAGTTTCTCAAGCAATCAACAAGCACATCCTTTCAAGAGCATTTGCTTTAGGATGGTCTAACCACACTCAATTCCTTAGTGTAGAAAACCAAAACCTTAACTTGAACTTGATCATCGGTGGTACTCAAGGTACTACTGCAGCTTACGTGAAGAAAGATGATACTACTCAAGCTATGGCTATCCCAGCAGGTCCTGCATCAGGTGGATATGAGAACTTATCAACTTTACAAAGAAGATTATTCTCTAGAATCCTTGCAGCTGCTAACGTAGTAGCTAACAGAGGTAGAAGAGGTCCTGCTAACTTCATCGTTACAAACGCTGCAGTTGCAAGTGCACTTCAAGACATCTCTCAGTTCACTTTCGCACCGTTCTCTAACACTTTAACTCAAAACAACGGTACTTTATACCCTGTAGGTTCGCTTGCTGGTATGACTGTATATGTTGATCAAAACATGAGCTACAATGATACAAGAGTTTGTATCGGTAGAAAAGGTGGAGACGACGAACCAGGTATCAAATTTATGCCTTACATGATGGCTGAATCTATTCAGACTATCTCTGAAGGTACAATGTCACCTAAAATCGCAGTTAAATCAAGATACGCTCTAGTAGAAGCTGGTTTCTTACCAGAAACTATGTAC